GTAAAGTTTTACTACTACATCTAGTACATTACGAACATCTTTATCTGCCATAACACTACGTGCATGTTTTGGAAACATCTTGCGTAAAAATTTGACTTTTTCTGTGAATCCTAATGGATTTTGTTTTGGGTCTACTGATCTAGAAGCGTATATTCTATATGAACCGCCTCTTGATTGATTTTTGACGTGTTCAAACAATTTTTCATGACCAATCGTTGGAGGATTGAATCTACCAAACACAAAAGAAACCTCTTTCGAGTTTTCGACTATGTATTCATTAAATGATTTAATTGCCATTTATATCCTCGGTATCCCATTTTAGCCAGGATTGTCCCAGCCTTTTATAATATCTTTGCTAAAATTGTTAGTCGAAAATTCTAGTCTATCAACTAACTTAACAGCACCACCTTGTAATCGATCTATAGCGACAAAGCCTTCAACGCCGGTCACTTTAAATCCGGATTTTGTTTTAACGAAGGTACCAATATTTGATAACTCGTTTAGTTTATTTATAATAATTAACTTCGCATCGACGACAAAATTCTGTAAATCAAACATATTTTTTAGACCTTTTATGTTAGATTTGTTGAAAAATGATAATAATTTATCTCTTTCTGCAGCTTTTTTATCTTTTCCGGCAGGAGATTTTAATTTGTCCATTTGCTTTGTATATCTTTCTTCTACGAAATTTATTAATCCTTTGGCATGTTTATTTGTGTCTTTTATTCTTTCACCTTTTCTTACTGCCAAATTATTGTAAACATTTATTATAAGATTTAATTCTTTATTGGATTCTATCTCTTTTAATATATTCGATTGTATTTTCTGGAAAGTCTTTCCTGCAGCAGATAGGTTTGCATTTAGGATTTCAGTTTGCTTAGCTGTAAGTGTAGCCTTTCCAGATAGATCTTTTAGTGTTGCATCTACCATCCAAACATTTTTTGAAGGTTTTATCTTTGAAACAATTTCTTTACCAAATGTAGCTGTCATGTTTTCAAAGCTTGAACCGCTGTATGTAGTATGCCAAACAATTCCAATTTTAGCTGACATTATATCTTTGGCTATGTCTGTAGATGTTGGTACAGCATACACTATGGTGTTAGGATGAAAGGTAACATGCTGAACCCCATTAATAGTTTCTTTCTTAAGATCTGATGACTCAAACATAAAGTCCCCTTGAATGACCCCTTTAATTCCTAAATCTTTTAAATTATCGAATGCAAGTTTGAGTTTCTTATTTAAATCCCCACTTGTATCAGCGTCTATGTCTGCATGGTTCTTATACACCTTAGCATCTTTATTAAAGATACCTTTTTTTGCTACAAAGAATTGTCCATCTGATGGATCTTCTCCGGCGAATAAGGCGGGGGCTCCGTCCCATTTGACAGTAATGTCTACAGGTGCTTTTGCATTACCGCTCAACATATCTCGCATCGATCTTAGGGCGAGAATAGCCTGGCGAGCCCCCTTAACTCCGCCGTCAATCACAAGATCCTCAATATGAGTCATATGAGTGTTCTTGGACTCGGCTATGTAAGATTCAAACTTTATCATTTTCCTGCCTTCACGTATACTGACGAATCAGCTGATTTGGATCCGGCATAGTTAACAAAATGGGTAATAATATTATTTGCAGTTTTTCCACCAGCCTTATCGATGTAATAGCAAATGTACATTACACCAAGTTTTGCTGATATCCAGAACCTATCTTTCTTTTGGATTTCCTCTAGGAATTCATCATATCCAGCATTCTTTTCAAAATGCTTATATAATCCCCAAAATACATTGATTGATCTCTTATCACCCTTTTCTATTTTTTTAGCAACACCAAATATTCCACTCTTAAATTTTGGCATTTTCTTTCTTGTTTCTCTTTGGATAAAGTCTGCCATTGGGCCCCAGGATAGTCCTCCTCCCCTAGCGTTCTTTCCTTTAATTTCTGACTTAACAACTTCACCGGGAGAATTATCTTTTAAGGTCATCTCACCACCATCATATTTGATAGTTCCATTTTTAGATGACCAGAATGTTCCTCCTTTGGAAGAGAGGAATGTTCCCATATATTTGTGAAGGTCCGTGTCAGCTGGATATTCATTATTTTTTTCTGAAAGTGGGGGCGGAAACTTTGTTTCAGGACCTTTTAGAGATATTCCTACTAGTCTTCTATCATTAAACAATTCTACCATTTTTTTATTTAATGTGTTAACTGTATCTACTGGTAATTCTTTTTTAAGGTCTAATCCTTTTTGGATTGCCCAGATATCACCAGGGTTCCACTTATCATCTTTTAGAGGAGCAAATCCTCTATTTTTATATGCTATTGATTTTAAAGCATATATCAAGTTCATTTTATTATCATTCCTATGGAATGTATGAGATTTGTTTACGTATCCTTTTTGTATTAGCAATTTTGCTATATTATATGATGAGGTAAACCAATCTCCTTCTAATGCAATAATCTTATCTTTCTCTTCATCTACAGAAACTCGACTATATGCATCTCCCATTATTTCTGGAGTAAAATAATCTATGTCCTGTATTCCATGTTCTAACATTGCCTGAAGCATTACGCATTGATGTGATTCAGTCAACTTAGTATTTGCAGTACCCCCTCCGGCACCACCGATTCCACCTCCAAATACTTCGGCTTTAGCAAGTTGGGTTAGTTTAACTACCTCTCCCTTTGTACCTACAAGATTGAAGTTTTGAGGCATTTTAATAAATGCGTCAATCTTTGCCATAGCATCTTCTATGTCTCCGATTATAACAGTTCCGCCCTTAGCTAATTCTAACGGTTTACCATCCTTGATTAACCTTCTAAGTATATCAGTTCTTGGTTCCTTTGTTTTGGAATTAGGCTTTTGCAATTCTTTTGCACTCAGGTTAGCTGCTTCGGTAATGATGAAATCTTTAAATTGCATAGATCTATTTATGAACTTTTAAGAGTTAAAAAAAGGATTAGGTACGATATTTCCTTTATTATCATATGAGATAATTTTATCAGCATAAAGTCTGTCAACAGTTTTACTACAACCATCACGAATCCCCTGCCTATAAGCTTGCCAAGAAGCTCCAGATAAACAAATTGCGAATATTATAAAAGATATAATATCCATTATTTTACTACATTGCCTTTAATATCTAATCTAATAATACTGGATTGAAATCCTTTTTTTATCATAGACATATTAAAAACCATGGCTTCCTTTAAAGATGAGAAAAGATATTCATAAATTTTCTCACCACTATCTTGAAAAAATTTTACTTTAAATAGCATAATTATACCTACCTAATATAGTGTTTTGGTTTAGGATGATTTTCTTTATCTTCCCACTTTTCAATTTTTCTGCCTTTGGAAAGAAATTTCTCAATATCCTTTTTGATCTTCTTTCTTTGTTCTGATTTATTCATTTTATTCCCCTATCTAATTGCATGAAATCTTTCATCATGATTGCATTTTTTAAACCCTATGTTATAGGTACTATATTTTTGACTATTAAAAGAATATGGATTCAATTTGAATTTTTTCATTTTCTTAGTATATAATTCCTCTTTTAATTTTACAATTTTTCCACCCCTTGAAAGGAATTTCTCGATATCCTCTGAAATCTTTTTTTTAAGATATGATTTGTTCATTATGCATATCTCCTGTAAATGTAAACGTCCCATCTTTGGGCATCTTCTAGTCTGCAAATTCTCCAGTTATGAAAAACCCCCCTATAAGAACTATAGTCGCGATACTTGTAAAGGTTTCGATTATTTTTTCCAAATCTACCTTGACATTTCACGTAATATTTTTTGTCAGAAGATTTATTCATAATCTTCACAACCTTTCTGATATTTTCAAGTTCTAGCATATCTCCAGCTGATTCTGGATATACTGTCATTACATAGCTATCTGATCTCATTTTAGTGTATTGGCCTCCCGCCTAAAGTTTCTAAAAAGAATTGACCTTGAATGTCATGGCCAGTTCTTACAAATACTGAATCACAGAGTTTATCCCATGATTCATTAATAGTTTCTGGATTTTTGTCTTTAGCAAAAGCCAGTTCAACTAAATCTAATTCTATTTCTAGCGGTATATCTGTAGCGATATGTGTTAATTTTAATACATTTTGCATGATTTACTCCTTATTAATTTAATTTATAGAAGTATTATACCAAAGGATAAGGTGTTTGTAAACCCTTTTTTCGTGACAATTTCGTGACATTTTATTACAAAAGAAGGGGAGTATTGCACTCCCCCATGAATCATAATTAAAGGTTATTATACTTCTTTTGCAATAAAAGTGTATACACCGTAAGCTAGAGCTACCCACGCAAATAGGTCAACTAAGCCGCCTAAAAGTAGGTAAGATAATGATAGTCCGACGATAACTCCGCCGTCCCAAGATGTGCGTTCTGCCCATCTATCCATTAACCAAGCTTTTGCTGTATTTAACATATCCATATATTTCTCCTTTATATTTTAAAGTCTGCAAACGAGTCATTACTTTCCCGTTCACCAAACTTGTTTATCGGCTTATCTGGTGTCATGTCAGACATGATATCTGATTGAGCCGACTCCTCTACATCATATAGTTTCATGCGGGAACGATCTACTCCAATAACGAATCTTCGATATTTGGTAGGATCGTTATAACGATTTTTCAATTGCTTTACTAGCATTTGACCCAAATCTTCAAGTTCCTCTGTTGAAATAAGAGCAAACATAAGATCGGCCGTTGCTGGCAAACCAAATGATTCAGATGTATCCTCTAGTCCTAAATCAGTATTAGAAAATCCTGACCTGGTAGTCTGCGTTGCAGAGACTATTGGAACATTGAATTCCACAGCTAAACCACGGAGTTCTTCCGCGATCGCTTTTATGTATGAATAACTATTTATACTACCACCGAGCCCACGCATGCGACTTGAGGCACAAATATTTAAATAATCTACATAAATTATATCCGGACAGAAGTTCTTTTTAAGCTTTAATTCATTCAATAAAGCTCTAAAATGCCCTGTATGGGCGGCCCCTGTTGGATATTCCTTAATGATAAGTTTACCTATAGATCCTTTTGCGATCTTAGAAATCTTACCATCAAAAACTTGTTTAGGTAAAGACTGAAGTTGTTCTACTGGTAGATCCATTAGATTCGCATCGATTCTTTCGGCGATACGTTCTTCTGCCATTTCCATTGTAATATATAAAACGTTCTTGCCTTGGCTGAGTACTGATGCTGCACAGTGGCACATGAATAAAGATTTACCAACACCAGTACCAGCAAGAGCAATGTTTAATGTTTTATTTGGAAGTCCACCTTTTGTTATTTTATTGAAATAATCTAAATCGAATGATATACGATCTTCTTTTGTATTGTAAAATGCAAATCGATCCTCTGAGTTATCGATATAGTCATGACCAATTGCTTGGTCGAAAGAAGTTCCTAAAGCAGAAGAAAGTATTTCAGGTATAGCACCTTCACTTCTTTCTTTATCTTTACCATCTATAATCTGGATTGACTCCATTATTGCATTATAAACAGATCTTTCTTTACACCATTTTTCTGATTCCTGTATAAGATATTCAGTATCGATGTCAGACTTTGATTCTATTTCATCAATAAGTCTAGAGCAAGAATTGAGTATTTCTTCTGGAGCATTTACCTTCTTAAGTTCTAAATGTAAAATCTTTGATGTAGGTAATTTATTATGTTGACCAACAAACTTTACAATAAGGTCAAATACATTTTTATGAATTCCTTCGAAATATTCTTTTCTTAAATATGGTATGACTCTCCTACAATAATCTTCGTTATTCAGTAGGTGATTCAGTATGTGTGTCGGTATTTGATTCGTTATGTCCAATTCCTATCTGTGCCTCGTTATGTTCTAGTGATTCTGTTATTATATATTGCAGTATGGATCCAAGATAATCTTTAAAATTTTCATCTCCTTCTAATTCATCCATTGCAAATGTTCCTGGATCCTGAACTTGATATGTAAATCCAAGTGTGGCCATATCAAGCTCTGGAGTTTCTTTTACTTGAACGGTTCCATAGATTATTATTACGTCTTTCCATGTTCCAGTTAAAAGTTTAACCCCATGAAGTGGATGATTCGGATTCTCTACTAATGTATAATCCTTATCTGTTACTTTATACATCTTTTACTTCTAAGTCTAAGTCTATTTCTAATAAAGGTTTATGTCCGATGGAATAGTATGTTTTAACAAATTCTTTGAAGTTGCTATCTTTAAATATAGGATCCCAGAATTTTTTGTTTAGAGTTTCTTTTTCCCTTACTTTTGGATCTAGGATTTCCCCTGTTTCCATATTCACTCTTGCATACCAACCAACATTTGGTTTGGTTACATATCCACCTGCAAGTGCAACTTCAAGTAATCCACTATATTGTTGTATTCCACCTTCCCATGATACTCCAATTGGGACTTTAGATTTTTCTTTTACAAACCTAGATTTTTCTACGTTAATTACAAAATTGTACCCAGTAACATCTTTACCAGTTTTTTCTTGTTGTCTTCCAATAATCCAAATGTTATCAGCTGAGTAATATATTCCAGTACCACCTGAAACGATAGCCTTTGGAAATAGTCCCATTTCCTGATATGTGTGATTAACTGCGAGAAGGGGTATATTCTTCATTGTTAAATAAGGAGTGACCATTCGGAATAACCCCTTCAACGCTTTCGCTCTCGACATATCAGCGACTGATTTTTCATTTAAAGCATCTTCTAATTCTTTCTTAGATGCTAAATTACCAATTGAATCTATAATGATAATAACTTTGTCACCTCTTTCGATATTTTCAAGTTGACCAACTAAGTCAAACTTGAGTTGTTCTACGTCGGTGATTGGTGTATGTAAAACCCTGTTAGTATCAATCCCAAAGGATTCAAAATATTGTTGTGGTGAACCAAATTCTGAATCATAAAAGAGCATTACTGCATCTTCATATTGTTTAAGATAGGCTGCACCCATTAATAAAGCAAAACTCGTTTTAAAGTGCTTTGATGGACCAGCTAGAACTGTAAGTCCTGATGTAAGTCCCCCATCGATATCTCCTGATAATGCAACGTTAACCATTGGCACATCAGTTGTAATGATATCTTTTTCAGCAAATAATATTGAATCTGAAAGTATAGAAGTATCTTTTATCTTACTATTCTTTTTTAATTTATCCATTATAGACATTATTCATCCTCCTCAGAATTAAAATTTTCTATTTGAGCAGTATGTAATGCAAATTCGATATTTGTTCCAATACCATTTTCTACTGCAACTTCTGCAAATTTTGTCATATCTGTTTGAGTCATACGACAAAACATTTCAACTAATTGTTTGATATCCATTATCCTTTCCTCCTTCTTCTTGGAAATAATGATTGTTGTTCAAGCCTTTGTGCTCTTCTTGCCCTAGAAATAGCTTCTGCTTTTTTTCTTTGTTTCTTTTGAGCTGGCTTTTCATAATACTCACGTTCACGTACTTCTTGTACGATACCTGCTTTCTCACAGGCTTTCTTAAATTTTCTAAGACCAATGTCAAACGGCATTGGTGTTGCCGGACGTTTGTCTCTCGGATTCCTCTTTTGAGGACGTAAATCAATACTTGGCATAAATCACTCCATTGTTAAATATAATACGTATATTATACCACAGTTTATTCACTTTGTAAATCCCCTAGGTAATAATATTCTACTCCAGCTTCTTGTAGTATATCTTCTCCTTTATGACAAGAATGATACCATCTATCACCCTCACTATTAAAGGTATTTGTAACTACCCTCGAAGCTCCAACTTGGATAATCCCTTTTGCACATTCATTACAAATAGGTAATCCATAAACATATATTGTTGAACCTTTTAATGAAACCCCATTAAAAGATGCATTGTATATGCAGTTCATTTCAGCATGAACTATAAAATCATACTTGATCTCTCTGTTTGTATATCTTTCTATTTGATCAGATATCCCTCTCGGAAACCCATTATATCCTTGAGATAAAACCTGACCTGTGGGTGCAATAGCAACTGCACCAATCTGAGAAGAAGGATCTTTAGACCAGGTAGAAACCTCCTGGGCTAATTTCATATATCTAATATCCCATTTCTTCATACATATCCTTAAATATTTCTACGTTTT